AGATGCAAAGGACTCAATGAAAGAGGTTAAGTCCTCAGTGCTTACACCTAGCGCACGATACCCAGTAACAGCAGCGTGATCTACTAGCGGGTTGGTTGTGGGCGTATCAGTATTGTCTGGCTCATCCTGTCCTGGTGCAAGATGTGAAAGCCCATATGCTGCAAAGTCTGTAACATTATGACCCACTCGTTTTCTGTCATTGTCATACATTCGACTCCCCTATCAGTAGTTTCCTTGTAGCATCAATACCATTGGCTAAGTAATAATCATTGATGTCCATACCTGGTGGTAGTGTAACAATCTGTGAGTTCATTACCTCATTCGCCACGCGCTTAGCAAACTCAGCACCTGGATTAGACCCATCCTCTTTAATATCATTGTCACCTACGACATAGATAGTTTCATAACCTGCAAAGAGCTTTGGAAAGTGTGGCTTCCACGCTGCAACGCCTGGTACTCCCACTGCTGGTATCCCAAGTTCTCCGCTAGTGACTATCGCATCTAGTTCACCTTCACATACAACGATGTGTGGTGAGTCAATGGTGATGTCACAAACATTAAACAGATGTGCCTTCTGCCCAGTAGGAGATCCGTACTTAGGCTTAGCCTCATCTAATCGTCTGAACTTAAAGCCAACACAACCACCGGAAGCAGTGATGTATGGGATAGATAGCCACCCTTCATACATCTCGTGACCATTGATTGGGTTGGTAATAGTTCCTAAATGGAACAGTCCTGCTGTCTCTTCAGAGATCCCACGTGCGTTTAGTACGGCCAGTGCTTCTTGACTTATTGCTTGAGCGTATTGTTGCGCCGCTTCCAGTAGCAATTTCGACTGCGCGTTTGAGGCCATCATTAAACTCCAAGTTCTCTAGTATGCACACTAAGTTAGCTGCGTTGCCACCCTTACCGCAGGTATGGCAGAAGTACAGGTTGTCGTAGGTATTCATAACAGCAGACCTGCGACTGTCGCTATGTAGGCAGCATCGAACTGATGCGCTCTTACCTTCTCTTACTTCACCGCCAAAGTGCTGAACAATAGGAGCTATGGGGATTGAGTTTGCATCAACGGCACCTTTGTACCTGCCCGCTTTACGTACCCTGGACCAGTCTTGTGCTGGCATACACACCCCTTATCATTGCACTTGTCGTGCCATTGCGCTGAACGCTTGTAGTGGGTAAGAGTGTTCTCTTCCCCTGCCTTATGACAGTTCTGGCAAATCATTTAGGTCTGTGTTCCTTAATAACATCTACCGAGACACCTTGCAATGCTCTTTGAGCATCAATTAAACCCCAGTTGTAGGCATTATGTTCTGGGTGTGGGTTTGATGGATCTTCTGGATCAATCAGAAGGTCTGCAATAACGTGAGCAAACTCCTTCTCATTCATTTACTTCCTCCTCTGTTGTTTCTTCTACTGGTACAACTTCTGGTACAAGTATCTCTGTTGTTGTGATTTCTCCACCTGGTACTGGCATTACTGTTTCTCCTTTAACCATTGTGCTAGGTCGGAAATGACCCAGGCTTGATCTATTGATGCGTTGCGACGCTTAACTATTACATATGACAGAGGGACTTCCCCAAGACCCCTAGCCTTAGCATAGTTAAGCGCCTCAACTTGTGCTTCTCTCCAGAACTCAGGCAAGGATAGTGTTGCCCTGTTCTTGAGTTCAAGGATATAGGTTTCTCCCGCGATAACAGTAACGATGTCTCCCTCATCCTTTGCCCCAGCTTTAGTCAGACGCTCTGCTATGACTCCGCACTTGCGGAGCCACTTCATTACATCTGTCTCAAACTGAGAACCTTTAGTCTTGTTGTACTGACTCATCTACCAATACAACCTTGTTGATCTTATAGATGACATTGCCTTCTTCATCTTTAACTAATTCGACAACACCAGATTGCAGCAGCGCACCAACGAAGTTGGTTAGGTCTACCTTGATGGCATCAAGTTCTACACGTAGTGCATTACCAGCATCACGCACTGCATCAATCCTTAGATTATCTCTGTATTTATTTGATAACTGTTCAGACATTATACCCTCCTTGGTATCCTGCAATCGTATCTTTCCTTAGCATCCAACCAAACTCGTTCTGGTCAGATATCTGTACTGCTGCGTAGTTTACCAGTAGCTGTGCGTATTTGCTTCCGTCTGCAGTGTGTGCTCCAAAGCGATTCTTAACTGGTGCCACTTTCAGTATTCCTTGCGTTGGGTCATAGCCCAGTGTAAGTATCAGTGCAGGTAACTGACTGACCTTTCCGTGAATTGCTCTGCGATGAGGTGGGTTACTAGGTGACCCATACTCTGACTGTTCTGATACGTGGTGGAGTACTAGTACACAGGCTTCAGTCTTACGTGCCATATCGTGTAGCTCCATCATAATTGCTCTCAGTCCTGCCCATTCGTTGTCTGTCTCAGCAGTAATATTCATTAAGTTATCAATGACTATCAACTCAGGTGCTTGTCCAAAGAGTTCAACGTAGGCCCTGATCTCTAACTCCAAGTCGTCAATGTTTGGAGATGAATCAAAGACCCACTTGATGTGTGAAAGTTTGTCTAAGTGTGCATTGTAGTACTTACTATCGTTAGAAAGGTTTGCCTCTACTGTCACTTGTGAGTGACCAGATAGATGCGATACAGACCTCATCATTACAGTAGCGGTATCAGTATCTGCGGAGAAGAAAAGTGTAGGAACCTTAGCCTTGATTGCATAGATCAGAGCGAACATAGACTTACCAGCATTAGGTGCTGCAGCTACCATACATACCTGGCCTCTGCGAAACTTAATACCTTCTGCCTTCAACCCATCCCACACATCAGGTAGTGGTGTTGCTTTGGTAAGCACTCCACTCCAAGCGCGGGAAAGATTAAGCAACGTCGTTCTCCTGATTCAATGTAAACCCTCGTTGACTTCTGATCTGTTGGCGTTGTCTAATAGTTAGACCACCCCAGATGCCGAAGTATTCTTTGGTTATTCCCCACTCAGCACATTCTCTGCGATGGGGACATCTATTACATATACCTACTGCAAATTTAGCATCATCAACTGATACTTCTTTATTGCCAGTAGATACATCTGGAAACCAGAAGTCACCACCGATTGTTGCACAACTAGGAGCTTCGTATTGACTTGGCTCCCGCATTTGTCATCGAACCCAGATAGTGTCGCACTTATCTGGCGCACCCTTGGGTGCTGCACACATATAACCTGACCACGGACCCTTTTGTCCTACACCTGAACGTAGTGACATCTGACCGTGCTTACATACATTACCGCCACCTGCTGGTGGATTAGCGCGATCATCTAATGAATGCACTGGTGTTGCATTAAAAGACTGTGCTACTGCTGCAACTGTTGGTGCAGCTTGCGCTGGTACTCCACCTAGTTCTTTTCCCGTTGACTTAATAAGTGTTGCAACCATAGATAGATCTGTAAGACCAGTCTCTAGTTCCTTAACATCTGCTGCGTAAAGATTGATGAGTGTTCCATCATTCAACTTGTAGTTGATCTGATACTTAGTTCCTTCTGTAGCCATTTACTTGCCTCCACTTTGTTTTACGGATAGTCGCTGACTCTCAGCTCCTACCTTCTTAGGGACAAACCCTAATAGTTTTTCTACCTCGTCACTGTCAACTGACTCGCGCCCTTTAACAGTTGTCCAACTGAGTTCTATACCAGAATTAGTAGTACCCATTACTCCTTCAAAGGATGCCTTCAAAGAATCCTGTTGTGTTTCTAACTCTTTAATCTGTGCTGCTAACTGTAGATATAACAGTGCATTCTTGTCAACATCTGCATCTGTAATGATTACATCACTGACTGGTATACGTTCTTTTTTTAGACCAACACATCCCATCTGCCCACTTGCGTCATAGAACTTGCAATAGAACTGACAGTAGCTTGCATCTTTTTCTGGTGCTGGTGCTTCCTTTGCTTCCTTAACAGCCGCTAGCCAACCGAGTGCTTCTAGTGCAATGGACTCATTGTAGTCTTCGGTGTGAACCTTGACATCTCTTTCGTCCCCGTCCCTGGCAATTGCTACCAGTGACACTCGGTTGACCGCATAGCCGTTGTTAGCTAGGAGGTAGCCGTATAGCTGCACCTGCCACCGTTGTTGATTGGTTGGAAAGTAAGAAAGGTTCCGGACCTTACTTGTCTTCCAGTCAATCACATCACCAGTACCAGGTACGAAACAGTCAATGTGTGCTTTCATTCCGTTGTATTCAACTTCTGTTTCAATCAGCACATCTGGATTATCTGCTAGTGCTCTTTCAATTTCTGCGTGGATAGCAGTACCCATAATCGCAGCGAGCTTTAGTTCGTTGTCATTAGTTTCAGGTTGATCGTTAAGTCGGTACCACACCTTACGACGACAGCCACCTACTTCTGATGGACCAATCTGTACTTGTGTAGATCGTGAACGCTTAGCATCACCTGCACGTAGTGCAGTTAGTAATAGTTCCTTTGGATCAGTTACTGTCATTGTTAGCCCTGTCGTGTAATAGGAAAGCAAGTCTACACGCTTTCCATCCTTGTTCAAACCAATAGTGTGCAGCGTATTCTCCAGTTGCTATAACATCTTTGAACTCTGGTGCTACATAATCGTATGTATTAAACTCCATTAGAACTCCACCCCACACTCTAAGCAAACCACGGTAGCACTTATGCCATCAGCAAACCATACGTGACCCCAGATCCAGCAACGAATCTTCTTTAACAGTTTCATTAGTATTCAAATCCTATGTACCAGAATCCTAGTGACAAATCACAATTCCAATTACTTATTTGGAAACCAATAGCAAAACCACAAACTCTGCCACAAGAAAACCAAACCTTCTTACCTATCTTCTTTTCCATAGCTCCTCCTAGAACCGTTCTTGGACTACCAACTGTATAGGCTTACCCGTGTTAGCGTCAAGGACCGACGCTATCTCTACTGCCTTACGTGCGTGTCGCTTGGCATAGGCTAAGTCCATATCAGGTTTGCAGATTGAATACAGGTAGCCAAGAGCAAGCTGGCCCCCACTACCAATACCGTACGCTCCGTGATTTGCTTGGAAAAAAGAGAGATCACAAGCAATACGAAAGATATTACCGTTAAAAGCAATGAGATAATCGAAGCCACCATCTTTGTCCACCTTGTTGTAGTCGTAGTTGTTGTCTGTAAATGCTTGGTTAATACTGGGAATGATCTTCTTACCCATAAATTGTGCAGGGTCTTCACCACGATAGAGCGGTGGCTTCCAGTTGTAGGCAAGGATGTCACCTGGTCGTGTATCACCTGAGATACCGATGAGATACTTACCAACCTCAACGATCTTAGGTGTACTAGTTGCTAACGTCACGAGATTATCTTCTGTGATTTGAGAATCTGCGACGAGTACTGCATAGTCAATACCCTCAAGCGCTGCGATGGTTGTCATAGGTGGAATGTTATCACTGGGTATCGGCGTGTCGTCGCATAGCGACACATACTAGGCGCTATAATTCGAGCCGTGAGGCGAGATAAACAGGACAGGCGACCCTTTGGGGGTCGCAGCAGTAACCGTACAGTAACCCTGTCGGTCCGTCTACCAACCCTGCCATCGTTTAGATGGCGCAGGAATGCCCTTCCTAAGCCCTTTGGGACCGATCTGCGGGGTTTAGGACCACTTCACGTGTGTCCGTGTGGCTCTCAGGTTTTTAGCGTTATGGCCAGCTTTGAAGACTACGAGCTGGTTTGGTACTTCCTTGATGCTACCTGTGTCAACTGCGGTAATCTGGTAGTTGTCCCCTGTCCAGTAGATAAAGATGCAGCACAAACTCAGTAACTATAACGAAGAAGAACGCACTGCCACGTGCTCTATTTGTGGCCCCACTAAGATCAAGCTACGAGATAAGAACAACCCACTGACTAGTAGGTATCGCTGTCGCACAGTATGGAAGCGTAACTACAACAACACTATCTATCCATACGCTAGACATAAAGGCACAGAATGTCAACAGTGTGGGTTTGTACCAGAACACATCTCTCAGTTAGATGTAGACCACATAGACGGTGACCGGTGGAATAATGAGCCACACAATCTACAGACCTTGTGTGCTAACTGCCACCGGCTAAAGACTCACCTATCAGGGGACAGTAACTCTGGCATATTTTAGGCATAAAAAAAGAAGCCCACCCCTTTCGGGGTGAGCCTCTTTGTTTGCCTCGCGCTATCGGTTACTTAGAACCGCGACCAAACTCTGTAGCATTTGGGTCAATTGCCTTAAGCAATGGACCTGCAACTGCTGCAACTCCTGCCATAAGCAGGGCCTTTGGATCTGTCACACCTGCAAGGAACAGGGCCAGCACTGATGCCACTCCTGCACGCAAGTATGTAACTGCGATTGCTTTCATTGTTTCTGTATTCATTATTTCCTCCTAGGGGGATTAGGCTTTTGCACCGTGCAATTTACAGCAGGTACAAACTTCTTCCTTTGGCAACTTCTTAATTGCTGCAGGAATTGTCTTTGCTCTGAGCTGGTTGACAATCTTTGGTTGATTCATCCACCAGAACCAAGGACTTGTATCGTTACCCATACCATCATTGATTGAGATATGAAGATGCTTGGTATGTTTGTTGCTACCAGTATAAATTCTATTGCCTTGCTTAGCTTTTTCTTTAGACCAGATCTTTCCCTGGAATATCAGGTACTTAACTCTCTTGTCTTCTTTTAACTTCTCAAAGATATCAACGCAATCAATCCCATTAACAGGATCGTGCGTTAGGTCTACTGCATAACCTGTGTTGTGGTCTGAATCAGGATTCTGATTGATGTGAGCTGCCGATGGTAGTAATCCATCTGAGACTTTCTTCCGAGAAGGCGATATCGCTGTGGCTTGTCGAAGGACAGCAATAGCGGCAGGTGTGGCTTTCTTGACAAGTTTCTTCATTCATTCTTCCCCTTTTGTAGCATCATCTGATAGAGAATTTCAACCTTGGTTTCTAATCTAGCAATAGAATCTTTCACACTTGAGCCACCATTAGGCTTGAGTTCATTAAGGTAATGCTTAACAAGCCAGCGTACTGCGCCTACAAAGCCACCGATAATTGTGCATACTGCAACAGCTACTGTTGCGTAGTCTTGTGCTGTCATCATACCGTCCTGATTGTGACTAGTAGCAATCCACCATAACCAGTGAATCGCTTATCTGAAGGGGTAGCGTTTCTAAAGTCCATCTCTTCGATAAGTCCAATGAAAGACTCACCAGTTCTAAAGTCTTCGACACGAATGGTGTCACCAATGTTTTCAATGTTTTCTAACTGTGACATACGGAAGTAAGCTGAACCTTCATAGCCAACCTCAACACCAAAGTGATCTGATTCGTGGTCATAGCAAGATAGTGGATACTGGATAAGTCTCTGACGTGGGATAGCAGGCAGAGCCTTAATCTGGTAACCAGTAAACAATGGTCCCTTAGTTACATCAGTAGATGAACGAGTCAGTGTGAACTGGAAGCCAAGGTACTCTTGAGATGCTTGAGGATAGTTGATGTTAATCTCTGGTACTAATGATTCCTGAGCAAAGGTACCAATGCGGTAGTAGTTATCTGCATAGTCAACAGAATCAATGTTAAGACCACCATTGGTTGTATCAATACGAGCCTGAAGTAACTTAAAGATCTTCAGCTCTAGTGTGTTGTAGCGTACATAACCTGTACGCAAGAAGCCTTCTGCTAACAGGGTAGATTCTGATTCAATGTAGATGGTGCCATCTGAACCATTGCCAGCGTTGCAGAATGCAAGGCGGTAGGTATCGCCCAGAAAAGCACAGGCTGTTGTGTGATGACCTAATGTATCTGCTGGGTCGTACAAGTCATAGGCATAAGGGAACTGAAGGTTACCTAATGGTTGTCCCATATCTACACGAGTTACACCGACCTGACCATCAACACCAGATGCTGCCCAGATGTATCTGTCACGGAAAGCAAAGTCATAGACTGGCTGAGTTGATTCAAAGATTAAAGCGCCGTAGGTAATAGAACCATCTAACTGACTGGCATCTGCCATACGCATACCTTGGCTAGTACCAATAGCCATATTGCCCAGGTAGTAAGAGATCTTAAATACAATTTCACCTACTGGTAGTTCTGCTGCTGTGATAGCAGAAGTCAGCGTAGGCATAGCACCTGCAGTAGACAGAGTAAACTTATAAATGTTGGACTGGATACCTGAGTAGCCTGAGACATAGATAGCAGCACCACTTGATGTGATGCTAGTAAATATGTGGTCTGGATCATTGTGTGAATAGACCGCTGTTGGCATAGCAGATGCAGTTGATGAAAACTCATAGACCTTATCGTTGACACACATTACGATACGCTCTTTGGTGTACTCCATCACTGCGTTAGTAACAGTAATGCCGTTGTTGCTAAACATCAGCGTAGGTGATACTGAACTATCATCAGATAGCAGTTTCTTATACACACGAAGGCGTGGCGTACCGCTTGCTAGTACGTTAGTAACCCAGAAGGCAAAGACACCATCATCACAGATTGCGTGTACTGGGTAGTCTGTACCTGAGATGTAGTCAATAAAGTGGATAACCTCTGCTACACCTGTACCTGCTGGACTTACCGCAGTAGATGCTACGTTGCTGGCAGTCTTGGCATAGGTAAAGGTAGTAGTTGTAGGTACAGATGTAATGCGGTACTCACCGTTAAAGGTTGCATCCACACCAGTAATAACAATCTGCATACCAGTAGACAGGCCGTGTGCTGCGCTGGTAGTCAGCGTTGCTACATTTGTAGTAAGGGCTTTGTTGGTAATAGAGACAGTAATTGCTGGGAAGATCTTATCTACATCGTACTCATCAGATAGAAGCACACCGTTGTAGGTATTGCTGTCCTTGTCCCATTGGATAGAACGGGCATACTGCCACGGACGACCATTGGTTTGAATACCACCAGTGACTGTGTGCTGGCTAGCTACAGAGTTGAGCAGTGTTGCCTGTCCCTTGGTCCAGACGTTGATTCCTTTAGACTCTGTGTACTGGAAGCGTAGTGACTCATCCTGGATAGGTTCAAAGAACTTGATACCTTGTCCATAGTGGAATGAGCTTTGGCTACGTACCCACCAACCAGTAAGCGTCTGCTCACCTGGTTCTCTGGACTGGTCAATCTGTTGCTTACGATACTGGGCTGTGACGCGACGATAAGGTGCATCATCAGAGTTAAGCAAGAAGAACGGTAGGCCACCGATGGCTACATCGTATGCCTCACCAGTTGCTGAGTAGGCAGTAGATCCTGCAGGGTTAGACAAAACATACGGTATTCCCTCGGTAATATCGTCGCCGTATGGCATCTATTCTCCTTCGTTAGTTTTGTGGCACAAAAAGATGAGCAGTTTACCCACGTGCTCAGGTGGTCAGATCTAGCTGTTATTCAGCAGGTGGAGTAGGAATCTCCGTCAAATGTTCCACCTGTGCTTTTAATGCTGCCTCAATGTAAGGACAAGCGCAATAGGCATCGCCCACTTCCTCGCCTGTAGCAATAGGACAAAACTCGTTGTGTTCCATAGCCTTATTAAACCATACCTTAAGCCGTAGGGTCGGTTAGTGGACTGGTCAAATGTTCCACTGGATTTAGCCAAGCCTGATACTCAGGATTTTCGGCAGTGCAAGTGACACGCATCAAACCATCATCATCAATGCGACCATAAAGCATCACGCCATAATCTGTCAGACCCAAT